AAAATTAGCACTCATTCTGCCGCCACCTTTCCATAACCAAATCGAATATGAATTTGTACCGTTTAATCCAAAGCCGTCATTAACGCCTTGTCTATCCATTTGTAAAATATCCTCTTTGCGATATAGTTTATTAGCAAGAACCATTTTAGTGCAAAATTCTCTTGTGTTTTGACTTATAGAACCAATGTATCTGTATCTTATTACAATGTCTTGGCTATCTTGTTCACTATTTGAGTTCGGTCTTGCCACTCCTGTTGATGTCGCAAACTTTAGGGATTCAAATACCAAATCGTCAGTATCATAGTCCACCTCGTTGTATGCTAATAAGGCATATTTTTCTAAATCTACATCTTCGCCAAAGCTGATGACGTGGTCTGCTAACTCAGGTGTGGCTTCGTTATGATCCGAAAGACAAACGTGCTGAGATAGTGCTAAATCTTCTTCTGGAGAGCCTAAAAGTTTAACCGCCACATCTCTTTTAAATCCATATATTTCTATTAAAATTGTAATGGCACTTTCAAAATCTGTTTTGCCCTCGCTTACCGATGTTTGGATTCCTAAAATTCCAGTAACTCCACCAACAGAACCCCTTAAAGCTGCTTGCGCTGCCAAAGTTTCTTTATTTACTGCCTGCGCTGGTATTGTTGGGTTCTCAATATTTACTGGTAATTCAATAACATCTACATCAGAGGTACTATTGTAGTTATCCCTTAACGGCATAAAATATAAATCGGTTTCTAAACCATTAAATTCTAATAGTTCCTTTATTTCTTCTATAAATATTGCTTGCTTTGGGTTTATTTTATAATCCTGCACCAATTTAGACTGTACATCTAACTCATCAGCGTTACTTGCGAAGCCGTTACCGTTGTTTATTCCAAATAAATTAGGATATGCACCGTGCGAAGTTATAATCTGCTGACGTGCTTCTTTGGTTAAAAACTCCCATTGTGAATGTGCATCGTTTACCTCTAAAGGAACGACTGTGACTTCTACATCTTTGCTATCGTTAAATGACAAAATAAACTTACCAGCATTACTACTGCCAGTTAGTTTTTGTTTTATCATTACTTCAACTTCATTCTTTTGCTCTGGTGTTAAATTACCACCGTTATTAAAATTAATAATATAACCAAATGAAAGCCCATTTGTAATGTGGTTAATGCAGTAGTTGCTTATTTCCTCCTCCATTTGAGCGTATTGCAAACCTTGTACATAACTTGGTAAAGCAAAATAGTTTTGACCTTGTTGATGTGGTACTACCGACTTAACCATTATGGGTTCTGTTAACTCTCCTTTAAATTCAGGGTAAAATATAGGCTTATTTTTGTTTATTTTAGACCAGTCATCACTATACCACGCACCGTTTATATCTCCGTCGCTATCTATTTTATCACGTCCTATTTTTTCTGCTGGCAAATGTAATATTTTAGCAATTTTTTTAGTATCTCCTTTGCTTCTTAAAATTTGCATAAAGAAATAACCAAATAATAAAAAATCATTTAGGCATTTTCTTTGCTCTTTTTTAGAAAAAACATCAGATAACTGTTCGTAAACCTGTTCTTGACCATTAATAGCTATGCCTTGTCCGTATAGTAATTCGTTAAACACTTCTAATATAGAACCATTTGTAGGACTTCCTATTGCACGTTCTATTATGTACTGTGGAAAACTGTTTTTGTCACCATTAAGTACCCATTCACGCGCTGCATATTCTTTAATATCAGGCTTTATGTAATTAGAAAATTGTATAAGTTTAATATCACTCATTTATTCTATAATTTTGTTTAGATTGTGTCGTAGCAAATAGCTTTCCTCTGAAGATAATTAAATTATTATGCTTTATTTCCAAATAATAGGTGCTGTTTTCTGTAAAGTTTGCGTTTGTTTTAAAAGATAAACGCCCATCAAACTTAACTACATCAGTAACGCTATGCGTTAGAACCCTTCTATTATCTTCGTTTTCAATTATAACACTAATATTAGTATTTATGTCTGCGTAATATCTTGGTATTACCTCAATTTCATTTATACTAATTGTATTGTTTACTACTATCATAATTATATAACGTAAAACTGTGATTTTTGTTAAAAAAGAAAACGCCCTAAAACAAATTAGAGCGTTCACTACCTTAAAAACTAAAACTAAATAAGTAATAAATTAGTACTTTAAGTACTAAATAAGTACTTTAAGTAATAAATTAATTAGGGTGTTATATTTGTTTCACTAACTAAAGCTAATAAAGCTGTAATTGTTGAAGCATCTAAACTTGGCGCTGGCTTCGTTTCAGTTGCTGTTAAAACTAAATTGTAACCGTTAAAATCGCCTTTAGCACCTCCTGACTGAATGTCTCCAGTTGCTACCGTTCCATCTTCAAATCCAGCTATTTTGTATTCTCCGCTTCTGAATTGTACTACTACAATAGGTCTCGCTTTTACAATTAGTGAAATCTCATTAGTTGTTGCCTTGTCTTGTTTTTTCAAAGCCAAAGTTAAAACTTGTGAGTAAATTGATGTACCTGCATTAGCATCGGCTGTAAAAGTTTCTACTAATGAATTACCATCTGCCAAAAGGTCGTATTTAAACACCTCTGTTACAGCTGCATCTATTGCAGTTGCTTCGTTCGCTGTTACCGTAAACGAATCTTGTAAATAATCTAAAAAGAATACGGATTTTATTCCGCCCACCGCATCTCTGCATGGTTCTGTTCTTCCGCTTGTTAATACACATGCCATATTTTTATGTTTTTAAATAAAAAAGGTGGCAGTTATAAACATACCACCTTTTTTGATTGATTAATTAATTAAATTATGCAGGTGTAGTTGTTGACAAATAGTAAACAATATCCTCTGAATTATAGTATCCAGTTGCTGCACCGTAAACCAATTTACCTCTAACTTTACCAGTTAGCAATCCGATTTCGTCCTCATCTACTATTGAAATCTCATTCATATCAGTTAGCAAACCAGTCGCAAAAACTAAGTTTTTAACTTCATAAATTGCGATTGTATTGTCAGGCAAACCATTAACTTCGGTTAGCGTGTATCTTCCAAAACGTACTTGCTTTGGTTCTGCTGTTCCATCGTTAGCAATTCCTTTAGATACTAAGTAAAAAGAGTATGCTTGGAATACATCAGGACTTACAACTACTTTTAAATCTTTACGTCTGATTCTTACCGGTACAGCGTTTAAAGCTAATTTTAATTCAGCTTCTACTGTTGCTTCTGTAATTGCGTTACCACTTGGTACAATTCCGTTGTTTGCTTTTATTACCCCAGCATCTGCTGTAAATTGAGCAATATACCCACCAAATTCTCCAGCCGTTGCAGCTGCGCCAGTCCAAATGTCAGTATCAACTTTTTCAGCTTGTGAAGCTAAAACCATTAATTGGATAGCTTCCATTATGTCAGCTGGTGCGTTTGGATTTGATGCGCTTGCGCCCATAGAATCTTCTGACCAGGTTTGTCTGAAATCTTCCTTACATACATCAAAATCATTTTTCAATTTTTTGATTGTAAGCACTTTCTCTGCTAAGTCGATTGTACCTGATGGACTAAATCCACAAGCATAATTTGCAGTTCCATCAGTGTAAGAACCTTTTCTAAGATTCATTTTAAAATTAACATTATCAGATACAGATACTAAACCCAATCTTAGGGTATCAGCTTCTTTAAATGATTCGCTAATTATTGCGCCAGCTACCTTGCCAGCGTAGTTACTTGATACGTTTGTTGTTGTTGCCATTTTTTATTTATTTATTTCTCATTAATTCTAACATACGACCTTTGCTTGACAAATTAACATTTACAGATTCTCCTCTGTGTTTAATTGGTGCTGCTTCTGGTGCTTTAGAAAGTTCAACTTTTAAATTTTCGTTTTCATTTTTAAGATTTTGATTCTCTTTTGAAAACTCTGCTTTTACTGTTTCAATTTTACCTTCAACTTCTTTTTTGAAGCTGGCTAAAAATTGCTCTAACATAGACTTGAAACCGTCCATATCAAATTCTTCTGCCATTTCTTTTTCGATTGGCGCATCTTCTAAAGGCATATCTTCCTCCAGTTTTACATCTTGCTTTTGCTCATTAAATATGGCTTTAAAACCATCTCTAATCGCATCAGTGATAGACTTTGCATCTGTACTCATACTCATTTGATTTTTAAATTTAACTTCGTTTAACTTTAATATTCCATCAATAGAAAATCCTTTTATTTCTCCTGATTTTGCTTTTGCATAAACTTCATCAGATACTTTGGACATTGCAACCCAAGTTCCTTTAGGGTATGTTTTGCCGAAAGCATTAGACTTGTCGTTTAAACTATCTTCTACAATCCAAGTTTCAACAAAAGAAACATCGGAAAGTTTTAATTCGTGTTCTAATGTAGAGTTGTTTTGATATGATTGTTTCTGAAAATTGTGTGCTAATTGTTCAATAGTTTTTTCACTGAGTTTCATTTCAAACTCATTACCGTTTATATTTCTAAGGATTCGCTTGTTTGGAATTAATACAGCACCCAATAAAATGTTTTTGGCATCGTCAATAGCTGCTAACTTTACGTCTTTTATATCTTCGCTTAGTGTGATCCACTCATCTTCCATCGCTGGATTTTCAACCAATGAAATTGCGTAAACTCCTTTCGTTTCATTCTCCTCAAAAATAGCTTCGTACATTCTCATATATTATATAACGAAAATTTGTAATAACTGTTAAAAAAGATTAACCAATGGTTGCAGTTCTGCGTGTGTTTCTGTCCATCTCTTGCTGGGTGGTAACATCATTACCAACTACAAATGCTCTTATTGGTCTTCGTTCGTTTATAGTTTGCCGTAACCTTGATGCATCGCTATTGCCAACTACATTAAATGCTGGTGCTGACTGGCCACCGCCACCATCACGAACAGGAGAAGCACTAACATCACCGCCACCGCCTAAAGAACCTAATGCTTTTTTAGTTGCCAGTAAATTTGCAGCAATACCAATTCCAGCGTTAATTTTATTAAGCGTAATTTCTGCTGCTGCTAATGCAACACCGCCAGGAAAGGCAGCGTATTTTAAAGCCACCGCTGAATTTGCCGCTTGTGTGTTTACGACTATTCGAGCAATACCAGCCAAACTTTCGCCAACTAATGCAGCGGCTTGTAGTGCTTTATTTTTACCTGCTAATTGACCGAGTAAGGCAAACCCATTTGAAGCAGTATCAATAGCCGCCAGTAAAATTTCTCTTTTGGCGTTTTGTAAATCTTTTTCTATTTCTATTTCTCTTACTTTTTTCTTTTTTTGTTTTTCTAAAGATTCTAAATCAAACTTGTCTTGTATTTCTTGTAAAGCTGTTCTTTGTGCTTCTTCTAAAATAGCACTATCCTCTCCAAATCCTTTGGCTTGTTCAATAAGGTTAAAATACTTTTCCCTAACGGCATTTTCTTCTTGTTGTTCTTTAGAAAGTTTACTATTAAAAAATTCGTTTTCTAAATCTTCAATCTTTTGCAAAGATGCAATCTTGTCTTCTTCGTCTTTTAATTCTCGCTTTTTTGTTTCCGCTGCTATTGCTTCTGTTTCTGCATTAGATTCTCTAGTAAAACTTTGAATTTGAGTAGTAAGTCTTTTTTGTAGGTTTAGCCTTTCAGTTTCTTTATCTATTAATTGCGCTTGTAATGTCGCTTCCTCATTTAATGCTTCTTTATTTGATTTCCCTAAAGCATTTTCTGCTTTTTGTGATTTTAAACGTAAACGAATTGCATTTTGTTCTTTGTTATTTATTTTTTCAGATATCTCTGATGCATCTTGTAAAAATTTAATTCTTTCTTTGGCACTAAATAAATCCCTTTGCTCGGCTTTTTCTCTTAATTCTGCTATATCTCTGTTAGCGTTTGCTCTTTCTACTAATAAACCACGCTCTATTTTATCCGCATTTGCTCTGTTGTCTGCTATTTGCCCAGCTATTTTAGCTTCTTCTTCTAATTTATCTATAAATTCTTGCGTTTTATTAATAGCATTTTGTATGGAATCAGTAACGCTGTCCAATCCTGTGGTAATTTTACCAGCAGCATCAATTGCTACCTTGCCAGCTTCTACAAATTTACCCTCAAATAATAAAGAAATTGCAGTACCTAACTTTGGTATTAATTCTAATATGCCGTTAAACCTATTTACAATGTTTTCTTTAATAAGTTTTGCAAAGTCTTTAATGGCTTGTTGTGGGTTTTCAAAAACACCTATAATAAACTCGCCTAAATCAGCTAATAAATCTAAATACTCGGCCACTACATTACCGACAATAAACAAAGCCTTTGCCCATTTATTTTGTCCCTCCTCTGAACGTGTGAACGCTTGTTGAAGTGATACAATAGCAATTAACAAGATACCAATACCAGTGGCAATAATAGCAACCCTTAAAGATTTAAAGCCTGTTACAACGCCTTTAATTGATGCACCTATTCCTTTAAACTTAGATACAACTCCCCCAGTGGCTTTGTCTAAAGAGTTGCCCATTTCATTCGTGGCCTTACTCGTTTCCTTAACTTCCTTTTGGGTAACGTCTAAATTTTTATTTAGGTTGGTTATATCTTTGTCATTAACCTTAATGTTAATAATTTTTTCTATTGCCATTTTTGATTTCTGTTTATTTGTTCAAACCCTTTCTTTAAAGTCAATGGTAATTTATTAACGCCTTTTGCAATGTCTATATTTTTAGACACTCCGACCATATCACTAATATCTAACATCTTTAAAATTAAATCAATCATATTAAAAGTTTTGTACTATTGTTAAAGTTGGGTTATTTAAACCATCTGTTATTTTTATCTGCGCTGACCTTTCCGCTGAACCGTTATTTTCAGATAGCGAGTAGTTAAAGGTAAATATTGGAACCCCACCATCAAATGGATTTAAAGTAATCCAAGATGTGCCATCGCCTGTATCTACTAATGCTGGAAACTGTCCTGTAATTCCAATGTACTCTGCTGAATCGCTTATGGCTTGACTTTCATAAGTATTAAAGTCTGGTATTATCACAGAATTGTTTGATATATCCGAAGCTAAAGGCGCATCATAAATATCGTTAATCAGTTCCAACTCATCTTCTCTATTTGTTAAATTAGATTTAATGGTATTTATTATGTAACGAGTGTTTCCTATAATTAGCCTGTCGTTTAATTTAAGAGCGTTTAATAAACTTATTGGCAGTATTCCAGTGTAGTTATAATTACGTCTTTTATCGCTGAAAATATCGCTTATATAATCTGCGTAATTTCTTGTGTATATTGTATCTTGGTTTAGGTTGCCTGTAAATTCGTTAAACTCAGACTCAAAATTTAATCCAAAACTTTCCACGCCTATTTGCCTGGTGTGGCTTGGCATTATTACACTTGTGTCAATTTCTTGGTAAGTTGATGCCGAGCCTTTGTAGCCGATTGGATTTGATGCCACCGATTGCGACACGCCAAAGAACATAAACGGTTCGCCACTTATGCTCTGTAAATCTCTGTTGATATAAGGACAGTAAAGAATGTTCGTATTTGTGTTATTTGTTAAATCTAATAACCTTTCATTTATTGGATTTTCAAAAATAGATTCTATGTCTAAAGTTTCGCCATCTAATTTTTCTGTTTCTGTTGAATCAGTATATAATGTTAATTCGTTATTTCCGTACGTTCGGTTATTTGACTGCTTAAAAACATCAGCTAAAATCTGCTGACTTTCCTTAAATTTAAAATCTATTTTATTAAAAATAACACCCTTATCAACTTGTTTTTCTGTGGTATCTATGTACTCCGTTATGTCAATTATTTTACCCTCACTATACCAGGTTTGCAAATCCTCTACGAGTATGTCATCGCCAAATGGTTGCACTATTAAATTAAAAGTCTTAAATAAACTTACTAAAAATTTGTATGTTTCAATATCTTTTAATTCGTTTAAAATATTTGTATCTAAACTAATTGATTGGTCGCTGTATGTGTTTGGATAATTGCCCAAACTTTCTGGGTTTGAACCTAAAAATTGATATGTTAAATTTGTGTTTGCATCAAATTCAAATGCTTCCTCTGTTAGTACGTCAAATTTTGTAACAGCTTCTCCTGTTAAATCTTGATTTTTTATAAGCGCACCAGCTGTGATTGTTCCAAAAATAAGTTTTGGGTTTTCATATAAAACAACCCCGTTAATTGAAAGCCTAATTTTATACCCTATGTTTTGAAATTCAGTCTTAGGTGTTACAGTTGCAGAATATAAAACACTCCCCCTCCTTATGTCATCTTTTGTTGGTGTAGTACTTGTTTCAGTTTCTACTTCTACAAATCCATTCGATAATTTTTCAGTGGACTTGTTAAGATTTACATAAATTTCGTTAAACAAAGCTGAATCAAAAAAACCACCTACAAATTTAAAACCATATTTTTCATTTATAGCCTTTACTATTAAACTTAATTTTATAGCTGGCTTTAAGTCATCAATAGAAACACCGCTATCTCTATCAGTTAAATAAGATATATTAACAGCTTCGCCCATTAAGTCTGGCGCGCTTGCATTTGAGTTGTAAAAATATTGCTTTTGGTATGATATTAAAGGATATATGACCGCTCTTGGATATGATACACCACCGACCGTAAAATCTAACCCTGTTTGCAAACCCTCCAATACAGTCGCACCTGTATAGCTGTGGTCAAAGTTTGATAACCAATCTAAAGTGTTTAACTTGTCATCGCCTATTAAGTCTTTTACCTTAATTACATCGCCAAAGAAAGTAATGCTATACGATGCTGCAAGATTGTTTTTAATTTTAACACCGTTTAACTGCATCTTACCTTGTTTAAAAGGCAATGTATTTACGTTTATTGTAGAGTTTTTACGAGTACGTGCATCGAATCCATTATCAATATCTGCATTGTAGTAATTCTTAAATATAGCATTGTTTTTTTTTGATGCTGGTACATTAAAAGATTGGCTAAAGTCCGCAAAGATTTTAGATATATCTTTCACGTCTTGGACACCCTGAGTAATGGTTACCGTTTCGTCTTCAAATAAATCTAATTTAATACCCTCAATAAAAACTTCTAAAATCATATATTGTTAATATCGTTAAAAGCATATTCCAAATCCAAAGAATAGTTTATTAAATTGTCATTTACTCTTGTCTTAAATTCAATACTGCTATTTGCTATATTTACAGGAATAAATGCTGCATCTTTTAAAATATAAACCAAATCAGAAAACAATAACTGCTTGTAGAGTTCGTTTTCCTTTTCGTTAATATAACCGCTGTTTATTTTAATAGTGGATTTGCCTACTGTGTTTAATTTTTGGTATTGGTGTCTTGTCGTGTCATAAGTTCCACCGCTTACATAATTATTTACAAAGTCATCACTTGTAACATTCGTAGTTTCATTTGATTTCTTAAATAGTGTTAATGAATCAAACACTCCAAACTTATTTTTAAATAATAATTGTATCGGATTGTATCTACATTCGTCTATTATTTCGTATGTGGTTATAACATTGTTTGGTTTAGTCTGAACCGTTATAAACTCCGCTTGTTCTGATTCAGATACATCTATTGACAAGTACTGTATAAACTTATTAGAACTGTTTGTAGGCGTTATTGTAACCGTTTCGTCTATTGCTGCAGTGTTTGTGTTTACATCAATAGTTTCTATGGCAGAATCGTTTACAAAAGGAAATAATATTATACCGTTCCTTGCTACTTTACGCAAACTTGAAGATGTTAATATATTATTTGCTGGTTTCGTTGGGTTTATTCCCTCTAAATAATAACCATATCCATCACTTGCAACCAATGTTGATATAATTGGTGCGATAGTTTCTGTCGGATCAGTGTAAGTTGCTACGTATTTAACATACTTTACATTAGAATTTAAGCTATCTAATAGATTAACCGTATCTGTAACACTTACTAAAGGTCTTGCATCTAAACTTTCAGCAACCAATTTAGAAATATCTACATTAAACTCCTCAAAGTTTATGCTTGGTCTTGGAATTGTAAGTGTGTACGTCGCATTTTCTGGAACATCTACCAAATTACCACCCCAAACATACAGTTGAACAACTACGTTTGTTGTCGTAGTAAATAAAAACGGCAAATTAATATAATGCGGAGATTTAACCAGTATAAAATCAATATCGGTATTGTCAGGAACAACCTCCGTATTTTCAATTAAAACAGTATATGCTGGGTTTGGACTTTTAAAACCCCACCAGTTTAAATCTTCATTTTCTGTAATAATCTCTACTGCATTTGAAGTTACATTAACAATAAAATCTGTGGGATTATCTAATAAAAAAGCTGCACCAAAATTTATGGCTGTTCTTTCTCCAGCTGTTGCTGTTGGCGTTCCTACCGTAACTTCAAAAGCTGCGCTTCGAGTTGTTACCCAGTCAAAGTCTTGGTTAATTAAAGCAAAAGGTAAAGTTTGCGGAAAGAAAGTAGATATTCTTGCTTCGTTACCAGCAATAAAATCCGCTGTAAAAGTAATCGTAATTTTACTAAACTCTGCCATCTTCTTTTAAAATAAAATTCATAAAATTTTCAATATCCAATCCGTATGCTTCGACTAATTCATTTGGTAATTTTTTAAACTCATCTTCAAAAGGATTTGTAAAAAACTTAGTTGGCTTTATTCCGTAATTAAACACGCCAACCGCTGTTCTAAAATTAAGCTGCTTACGTGTTAAAAATCTTCCTTTCTCATCTCTGGCAGCACGCCCTCTTATTACATTCCATTTGTCAAACGCTTTAGGTGGTGGCATACCTTTTAAACCTGTTTTACCGCCTTTAGATTTATAAGCGAAGCCACCTAATGACGAACCGCTTTTAACACCCTTAACACCTTTATCAATAAACGGTAAATAATTCTCTGCAAATAAATCAGCACTAATACTATTTGGCGAAACTTTAACAAAATAATTAAAGCTATTACTTAAATTTTTACTTGCATTAATGCCCTTACTGTTTAGATTTTCTTTTGCCTTACTAATTACAGAAGTAAAAAACTTATCTAATATTTTTTTGCTTTCTACATTATCCATTTGTACAAGCCTTTACATAAATATCAGGTACATCTAAAGTAAATGTTTGTTGCCAACCATCTAATGTATTTTCCCTTACAAATGATAACAGTTCAGCCTCACCAATAGCACTTGCAGAAATATCAGAATCAAATATATCCTTAATTATTTTTAATTCGCCTGTCCTTAAAATGTCACGTGTCTTATTCCAGTTCTCGTGTCTATTATCGTTCTTCCAAAACTTATCTCTGTCCTGCTTTTTGTTTACATCTCTAATATCAACAACAGTTATAACAACATTATACTGAACTGTTGAAGTGTTCTGAACACTTATAAAAGGGCTCTCGGTAACATCTAAATGAACCAAAGGAAATAGATTCTTTTTGTAACTATCAACCTCTGATGCATCGCCAGTTATAACCGTGCTGGTTCTATCATCACTTTCAAATACTTTTTTTAATGTTTCTAGGGTTAAGAAATAACTCATTATTTTTTCTTTATTAAATCTGCTTCTAATTTGTTCTTTTCGCTTTCAAAACTTAAAAACATTAATGCTTCGTGTAATCTAAGTTTACCAACTTGGTCAAACTTGAAAATACTTCCCTTTGCGAGTTGATAAAAGCTGTTATACCAACCCCACTTTGCGCCAAAATCTGCGATGCCTCTGGATTGCGTTCCACCTCCTCCGCTATAAAGTTCGGGATATAGCTCAACAAGTCTGTCATTAAATTGCAAAAAAAAACATTTGCACCTAAAGCAATATTTAAAGGCACATCTAAACCGTTTCCGTTTGCTTTATAGTCTTCTATCAAATAGCCGTTATGCCGTTTTATCTTTATTGGTCTATACAAAACATTCATTGCTTTGTTTAACGTGCTTATATCTTTTAAAAACGTGTCTAAGTCTGCTTTCTCTGCCACTGTTATATCGTCAAGCTGTGGAATAAACCCATAGTCCAAACCGTCCATTTTAAACGTAGATATAAACTTAGGCTTCTCGCTTAATGTTTCCGTGATTTGAGCCACAATACTTTCAAAGTCTTTTGCCCTAATATTATCTACAAGTTTATCTTCTAAATTGCAAAATATAGAAACTAATTGACGTGATATAAACAACTCGTCTTCACTATCTTTAGTGGATTTTATAAACCTTTGGTATTGTGATAACTTAATCTCGCTTAACTTAGAGGGTATCTTTATCTTTAGCTTCATAATTATATAACGTGAAACTTTGATTTTTGTTAATTAGCGAATGTCGTAGCTTCCCCTATTTGGATTTGCCAAATGATAAAATACATTGTATCTAATTGCATCAATGGCGTGATTGTATTTATCAATGTATAAATTAGAACCTTTATCAGCAAATACAAAGTTGTTTAATTCCTTAGCTATATTTTGGCTATTTGATTCTACTATGATTTCAAAATCTTGCATTAAAGCAATACCAGCGCTAATACTACCAGCACCTTTTTCAGTACCTTTAATATTGCAACCTTTAGATTTTAGTTCAGATATTAAACGAGGTTCTGCACTATCTGCAATTATAAGATTTGCTTGTGCATGTATTAAATTGATTTGTGCTATTTCGCTTGTGGTTAGTTTTGGCTTGTATAATAATTCTTTTACGTATATTTTTCTTTTGCTTTTATCTATTGCCACTTCTATTAAAGTTGTCGGATCAATACTAAATCCAAAATCTTGGCCAAAAGATACCTGTAAATTATCAGGATTAAAATCTCCAAACTTCCAATTTGCAAATACAACACCCTCTGCTTTGTCTAACCAACCGCCTAAAATAACGTGGTTAAACTTTTTAATATTGGTTTCTTTTACACGCTCAATCTCATCAATAAAACTTTGATGTAAATTCTGTAAATTATCTAAATAAGTCGTGTGGATATAAGTAACATTTCCCTTTACTCCGTTAAACCCTTGCTTAACTCCAGCTTCCTCAAAGAACCTTTTGTATATCCAATGCTCTTTAGTTGCAGGATTAAGAATTAATATAACTCTGTTTTGAACACCCTTTTGACGTACTGACAAATTGATTTTATCGAATACGGTTTCGTCTGTTAATTCCTCTGCTTCGTCTAATATCCAAGTAGTAACACCTTGCAATGATTTAAGGTTCGCTGTTTGGTCCCCTGAAGACGTTTTAAGACCTTTAAATATAATTTCGCTTCCTGATACCTTGTTTACTATTTCGCTTCTATTAACATCAAATGAGCCGTTTAATTTAAGCAAGTCTATTTTCTCTTGAAACTCTGGAATAATAGAAAGGTTTGCAGATGTCATTGTCTGCCTTGTGAATAGTATTTTATGGTTTGGATTAAATGATAAAAGGCTGGCAAATCTGCCAACCTCAAAAGACTTACCGCTTCCACGCCCTCCTGTTAAAATAAAAAAACGTGTGTTTTTACCTAATGCGTTCCATTTACTACTATGTCTCGTCAGCATATAATTCTTTTATCACATCAAATCCATTCTCAAAAGTATGTTTATTTTCTACTGATGCTTTAGGTTTGCCGTACATATACTCAAAAAATAGTTTAACCGCCCAACCCTCTTTTTTTATTATCGCTAAGTTTAATGCATAATAGGCATCGTCAGATAATGGTGTTAATCTTTCAATTAACGCTTGCTCATCTGCTTTAGGTTTACGCCCAGCGCTTTTATTACCACCATTATTTTTTCTACCGTCTTCCATAATCAAATAAAATCATTAATGATTATTATACTGTTTATTAATTTCTAAATCTATTGAACAATACGTTTGTTTTTTAATTCCAAACTCATTAACATAAGAAACGACATACTCTAAAATATTACCCAAATTTACAAATCTTTGTTCAAATATGCTTTGTGGGTTTATATTATGTTCCGTTCTTGTTTCTAATATAAATTGTCTATTTGTCATAAACGGTATTAATCATTTGAATGTACTTTTTCCAAATACCAGCATCACAATTTGAACAAGGTTTAACGCTCATATTTAATACATCTTTCAATAGCCTAACGATTAATAACTGGTGCTCTAATACTATCTTATTTTGGTTTTCTCTGTCAATAAAAGAATCCCATAAATCTTTATCTTCTTTTTTAAACTCATTAGGGCTGTGCTTTTTAAAGAAATATTCTAACTGATGCCCTACAATGTTTAAAGTTTCCTTTCTTTTGTTGCAATCCTCACAATCTCCCACAAGTTTTTTAATTCCTGTTGCCTTTGTAATGTCTTCAACTAAATCGCCCAAACCTTTTTTGTATTGCTTATATTCTTTCGAACGCTTGTCTAATTTACTATAATCTATTTCGCTCATTTTTTAGTTTTTTAAAACCGTTTGTTTCTTTCAGCTTACTAATAGCCTTTTGCTTTTGGTAATGTAATTTAACGTGCGACATATTAAGTGCTTCAGAAGTTTTACGCAATGACTTTTCGTGAGTGTGTAATAATATCTCCCTATCAAAGAAACCAATCTCGTTTAGTATGTCGTTTATTTCAGTTCTTAATTCAGTGGTATTATCTTCTATATTTTTAACCTTAATATTGTCTAAAGGTATTGTTTTTTTCTTATGCCTTAGATAGTCGATAAACAAGTGATAAATCATATACGATACATAGTGGGTATTATATTCTTTTTTATCTAAAGAATACATTTTAATATACATATCGTTTACAAGGTCATCAGCTATTGATTTATCTCTACATATTTTTAAAGCTATCTTTCGCCATACAATATCATTATCCGAAAGTTTCTTTAATATGTGTTCCATTTACACAAAAATATAAAAAATTATTTAATAACCTAATAATTAATGCTTTATTTTATACCAAACACAAAACTTAGTATAACAGCGCATAAAATCAAAGATGCCACTGATAAAGATACTACAAGTACCACTGCATTAAAAACTTTACTTTTACTTCCTGTTAATTTTTCCATTGTTTTATTTTTAACTGTCTTCTTTTTTGCGATAGTTGTTATACGATATATCAGCATTGCTGTTATACGGTTGTTATAGGGCATTTAACGCATACCCCACCAATCTTCTTCGTACATTTTTTCACGTTCATCCTCTGTAAACATTCTTAAAACTTGTCCTAAAAATATACCAAAAGTATCATTGTTTTTCTCTGC